TGAGTACGTTCCTGTAGCATCGGTGGGAGGTCGTCCCGCAGTTGCAGCAAAGGTGATCAATGTAACAAGTGGTGAGACCAATTCTTATGAAGCTGTCTTTAGCCCTGATGGAGTGGGCGATAGTGGTAGTATAATATCCACTATATCGTCATTCTATTCGGAAAAAGAAACCAGTGCTTTTCTGGAGCATTTACAGATACGTAGGCAATGATGGGAAATGATATTCATATTGTCTTCATTTCCAGAACTTCCACCAGCCTTTTTTCCTTGCCTCTTCCTGTGATGGTGGTAGCGCAGGCGTGATCTTCTCGGAGAGCTGACTTAGATGGCCACGTAGAAAGTTGATCTCATCATCTTTGAGCCTCAATGTCTCTTTGTAGTGCTCCAGATCGCGACGCAAACCCACGGCCTCGATAGATGCTTGATCTTTCTCCGATCTGGCCTGTTCTACCTCAGATCTTAACAGATCTTCTCGCGATCTTCCGGCCTCTAGCTCACGTTTCGCCTGATTAAGCTCGCTCTTTATCTGGTTATTCTCTTTCCATCTCTGATCGGATTCAGATCTGGCCTGATCGCGGTCTTTTATAGTCTGATCAAGCTCAGATCTATCCTGATGTAGATAAAGATCAATGGCCTCTAGCACCAATTGCTTTTTTGTTATTCCCTTCTCGATCGCGGCCCGCTCCATCTCGGAGACGGTGCGATCGTCCGGTTCAGCATAGATCCTCAAGAAAGATCCCCTCAGATCTGTAGGATAATAGGCTGATCTGATAAAGATCTATCTAGGGGTTGCTGTGGCGATGATAGCTTGATCATGGAGATCTTATTGGGATCTGGCTATCCCTTGCCTGAAATCCTTGATAAAAACGTATTCTACCGTGCCGCAATATACCGAAAAGTTTTTACCGGGCGGGCACATCGTATCTATTGTTAATAGCTCACGGGCGGCGGGGATTAATCTCCACACAAATAGCGGATAACCGCTATGCCGCCTGGGTTAATCACGTTCTTTTGTCATGTTTGATTTTGGTTATGATCGTTTCTAGATCAATAAAGCGATCTGCCAGCCGGATCATTTCCTTATTAATTCCCTGGTTTTTGAAGTATGCTACTTCCACAATTAACCCCTGCCTCTGAACATCATCTATTACTAGTTGAAAATCGAAGTCCCCGGACACGATGGTAGCCACATCGTAGGCATTTACCGCTGCTAGGGATAGCACGTCCAACGCCAAGGCCATGTCCACGCCTTTTTCGATGAATGTCTCCTTAATTGTTACATGGTTGCACTCGCCACATGTGAGTTCAGAGGTCCTTTTTCGCCGTGGTATGATTCTGGTTTTGAACCCGTTGTATTCTAATGCACGATAGAAGCCCATCTTTCCGTCTACTTTCGCCGCAATCTCTGCATCCTTATTTGGGTTGGGGTGAATTGATCCATAGTAGTATGCTCTCTTTAGTTTCCGTCCCTCCGATAGCACTTTTACCAATTTGACACAATCAACTTGTGTTCCAAATTCGTTGGCTCCGCCTTCTAGGTTTGAGCCGTCAATAAAGATCATCAAGCGGTCTTCAGTCATTATAATCAAGAAGTGCATCTTTGCAGGATAGCCATAAGGGTTATGGACAAAAAGGATTCTATGACAATCTTGAAGGAAAAGGCTCTGATTTCTCAGAGCTTAACGTATCTGTCCGCCTACTACCGGACTGGCGGATGTCATTTTCCGTGGGTTAGCATCTTTTTTTATGGTGCTTGTTATAGCTCTATAGCTCTCTAAGCCATCCGCCAGGGATTTCAGGGCATCGCCTATGCGTCCCATTCGGATGGTTATATCATGGACCTTGTCGTCATCGGGGAAATTGCCAGCCGTCACCAATGACTCAAGGCGGGTAATGTCCGACTCTATGATTTTTGCAATCTTTTCATCCATAGACGCCAAGGTCTCATCTAATTTCTCGTGCATGTTTCCCATTTCTTTTTAAAGCATAAATACCCGATACTCTTCGATCCTTGCAAGGTTTGTCCTGTATCGTAGTTTCTTATGTAACGGTTCTGGTCCTTTCTTGCGCACTTAGTTACATAAGAAATACTGACGCCGTTCACAGCATGTACTTTCTAAACTGCTCTGCTGCATCTAAGTCAGTTACAACTACCGCCTGTTTAATAGGATATTCTGTGGTCGTGCCGTCCTTCCTGAGATAATCACCAACAGCATAAGCCTCTTTGCATACCACCTTAGCATTACTCTGAGTCCATGCTCCGGAATTGTTCATGAATAGGACATTGACATCTTCCCATCTGCAATTAAAGTCTGCATATGTGGCTTCGTAGATGTCGGCGGAGCCGCTATCAATGCACGTTATCTTAACGTTGCAGTCGATATTTGCCGTGGTGATGGTGGGAAGCACTGTTAAGGTGGTGGTGGTTACTTTGGTTGCCGCCTGGGTGAAGGTGATTACTTCTGCATTTACTGTAACCGTTCCGGTACAATCAGTATGCGCGCCATTGGCTGAAAGGGTGATCTTGCACTTGAACGATACAGGTGGAGCACCTTTGGTTAGGACCAGCGTTGCGGCACTCAGTTTATCGCAGAGAGTCCATATCGTAGATGTCTTTTTCTCACCCACCTGATTGAGATAGTCATCTATGATCATACTATCGGCACTCCACCAGCTATAAAGGGCCTCATCATGTCCCTGGCTCGCCGGCTCGTTAAGGTGGGTTGCCCATTAGGTGGAGCATATGTCTCAGATAGATCGAGCACTCTGAATGAGGTTACATTCTGATCCTGAAGAGATCGCCGGGAATTGTTGCCAGTTGTGAAAATTTCTAAAGCTTCCTCGCAGCAACTATCAATTATGGCCTGCGGCACTGTTGCACCATCACCCATGAAACCGCCCCGGGCCAATGGGATGTATCGAGGGAATGCATTAACCTGAGTCTCAGGAATGGCCTTCCACCCCTTCAACGGCAGGCAGTTAATAGCTACCGTTGCAAAATGCAATGAATTGGTTTGTATCGGGCTGCTGGCTGCAACGAATAGAGCGGCATCGGCCCGGCTTCCAAAGTAGGTTATCATTGCAGCATAAGCAATATAATCAGCCGTATGTATCACCTCTTAAAAATATATAGCCATGTCTCCTCATGGCATTTGGATCAGTGCAATATGGCCGCGAGTGCTGTTTGTAGACAATATAACGGTCCCATTGGTCTGCTTAAACCAAGAACTTTCAAAAGGTCCGAGAACGTAAGTGTGGTTAGTAGGGAGCTGGAAGAGTCTATCTCCTAAGGCTCCCCGCCAATACTCACCGGCCAGTATCGTGATGTTCTGCACTCGCGCGGTTGTGGTGGTCGTGGTATTCACGATAAGCAACTGTGAGCCGTCCACCGAAGCGTTATAGAAATGGCCGCCAGAGTTCAAGGGATACCAGATAAATGCACCGTCGTCGTTCGTGGTTGTGGTGGAGGGCTTTATCTCAGTTGGGACTGCAAATACTACGCAAGAGAATAGAAAGAGGGAGAGGAATATCCCTATAAGTCTATTTCTCATTTAATCCACCTGCCGGGCTATAAGGGACGCAAGGCAGGTAGGGCGTACCACCTTAGCACCATACAGGTGCAGACCCTTTATAGCATCACTGAAGGCCAACTCAGGGCGATATGGGACTACCTTGTTAATCTGCTCTGCGAAGCTGAAGGCCATTGGCTGACCTGCCAGGATAACGCTGTCAGTCTTTGCGCTCTCTCCACCCGTCCCGGTCACGGTGGGCACGTTGAGGGACTCAAGGACATCGAATCCGGCGATCCTGGATACAAATCCATTCCTCAGGGCGTCGGGGCTTCCTGACGCGGCCATATTGGTAAACCTTTCATCCTTCACAAGCTCACCAGTAGCCCAAGGTGGAATAATGATCCATCTGCCATTCTTGGGACATGCAGCATTGGAAAGCTTGGTTCCAAGGTCTACGATATAGTCGTACATCGTTTCGCCGGAGGTGTCGGGATCCGGGACTATGCCGGCTGCGGTTGTGCCTATCTTATTTCCTCCCGCAACCCCGGCATACATAAGACCGGCTGCATAGATATCAGATACTTCCGAGGTATCATAAGCTGCCTGGGCCATCGCCCCGGTCATAACCTTAGGCTGCTGCTGGGCTGCATCGATGTCGTCTACCTCAAAGTTGAAGTAGTCGGCCTGATCGATAGTCAGGGAGGTTTGAGCATCGGTGAGAACTTCCGGGGCATCAATGGGCACGTTCTTGGTATAGGGCTTGACGGTGACACTTCCTATACCGTTGATTTTGACCACAGAACCTTGACCGGTAATATCTCCCTGGTAATCCGTGTTTACCACTCCGGTTTGAGTGTAAACATGGGCTTTCTTTAGCGATTCCAAGAGCTTTGCGCTCCATACACTAGGTATAAAATTTTCGAGAGTCATGTAAATAACCTACCTTAACGAACCATCGGCCAATTGGGCCTCAATGGTGCTCCAATTCTTCGTTATGTCCTCCGGTTTCATTGCGGATACTTGCGCTTTAGTGTAGCGCACTGGTGCCGGAGTCGCCGGATTCGTCTCTGCACCTATCGCCGGGCCTGGGC